GCGACCATCGATACCGGCGCCTACGCAACGGCGTCCGTCGCGATGGTGGAGAAGGCCAAGGCCTACCTCGGCAACAACGATATCCCCGTCGAGGAAGAGGACAATATGTTCGCGGTCGTGTCGGCAGGCTTCATGGCCTACCTGCGCCAGACCACGGAATTCGCGTCCTCCGACTACGTGGATGTCAAACCGATGGTCGGCCCGACCCGCAAGATGCTGCGCTGGGCCGGCGTCAACTGGGCACAGTCCGCCCGGGTGACCGGCGTCGGCACGGCCACCGAGCTTTGCTACATGTTCCACCGTGACGCTTTCGGCTACGCGGTGAACATCGGCGAGGACTCGATTCACATCGGGTACGACGAGAAGCAGGATATTTCGTGGTCGCGTGCCACGATCTTCCACGGCCCGAAGATCCTCCAGAACACCGGCATCGTTCAATTGAAACATGACGGAAGTGCCTTCAATCTCTCGTAAGGAGAACTGACACATGACTTATTCCACTTCTGCGCCTCCGGCCCTGATCTCTCAGGGCGTTAGCGGTCAGGGCCGTATCTGGCACTATGAGTCCGCTGACGCTATCGCGACTGTCAACACCAGCGGCTATTTCTCGAATGGCGCCTCGCTGGGAATGAAGGTTGGCGACACTGTGATCGTTCGAGACACGGCTACCCCGACCACTTCGCTCTGCACAGTTATCGACGTGACGGCAGGCGGTCAGGCTGACGTGTCTGACGGAACCGCAATCTCGCAGACCGACTCCGACTAACGGCTCTGGGCCGGCGGTAATCGTGCCGCCGGCCCCTTCTCTCCAAAGGCAACCCATGACCGAAACTCCCGTTCCGAAATTCAAATCCAATGATTTTGGCGTCGCGTCGTTCAAGCGCAACGAATGGCATCTGACGCTGACCGAAGCTCACACCATGGAGCACGTCTCCAATCCGAGGTTGTGGGGCGACATCCTGGGCCGGGTGACGCGCGGCGACGTGGTGGAAGCGTTCAAGCCCGACAGTGGCGAGTGGGCGCGGTTCATCGTGACCGAGGCAGGCCCCGGCTTCATCAAGATCGGCAAGACGGAATCCTTCACCCCGGAAACCGTGGTTGAGCCTGACGATACCGGCCTCGAAACCAAGTGGAACGTCGGCAAGCGCGCTTTCGACGTGATCCGCTCGGCCGACAAGTTCGTGATGAAAGGCGGCTTCCAGACCAAGGCCAGCGCGGTCGAATGGATGGCCGATCATCAGAAGAAGGTCGCGGCCTAGATATGCCGCCAGATCGTTCGCCGTCGGATCATGGTTATCAATGAAGTTGATACGCCATAGCTCTCGGCCAACTCTTTGGGCGTCTTGGTGCTCGCCCGAATAGCGATGACATCGGGCTCTTTTAGCTTGGCGTTCCAGTGTAGGGAGCCGGGCTTCGGGAGATTGTTGGCCCGCCCCTTCGCCGCCATGTCGCTCATGTTTACAGCATGAGTGCCGAGAAACAGATGCTTTGGGTTAACGCAGGCTGGGTTATCGCATTCGTGGCAGACACTCAGCCCTTTCGCGATGATGCCTTTGTTGATCCTGTAAGATGCGCGGTGCGCGGATTCAACTCTGCCATAAAATTGCAGATGTCCGTATCCCAGCGAGTCGAGAGAGGCGTTCCATTGCCAGCATTCGTCAGGGCCGCGCTTGTCTACCTTTTCCCAGAAGCGTTCTTCGGGACTCTTCCGGGTGGCGGGGAGCCGCCGGTTACAGGTTGGGCAACACTTGACAGGATGAAACGAGTTCGCAGTAGTAAACCTAGCCATAATGGCCTCCATGAAAGGTCGTCGTGGTTAGGCTCGGATACGTGTTGCAAGCGCGTATTCGGGCCGCTTTCGTTTATACAGCAATCATCACTTGCGAGCAAGTTATAGGGCGAGATGGCATCCAAAATCGGACTTTATAACGACGCTCTTCTTATACTCGGCGAACGGAAATTAGCTTCGCTCGCCGAGGCGAGAGAACCGCGCCGCGCCCTGGACGATGCTTACGATAGGGTTGTTGGTTACTGTATTGAAAGAGGATTTTGGAACTTCGCTATGCGCGCGATTCAGGCAGATAGCTCAGCGAGCGTAACCCCCACCTTTGGGTTTAATTACGCTTTTGCTAAGCCTGCTGATTTTGTGCGGCTGCATAGTTTCGGATCGACTGAGACATTCGATCCGCCGCTGATGAACATCGTTGACGAGCCCAATTATTGGTACGCCAATGTAGATCCGATCTATGTTCGCTATGTTTCGGACGATACGGCCTACGGGTTGGATCTCTCGTTGTGGTCTAACACATTCTCCGATTACGTGGCCAACCGCCTCGCGGTGAAAACCTGCAAGCGCATTACTGGGGCCTTTCCAACCACCGATATGAAGGCTGACGAAAAGAAGGCGGAAGCCATTGCCAAGTCCAAGGACGCGATGGACGAGCCGCCGGGCTTTCCCCCAAGAGGATCGTGGGTCAATTCGCGGCGCGGCTCATTTTCTGATCGAAGCCTGATCCGATAGATGGGCAAAACCAACGCGGCCTTACTCGCCCTGAACCGTGGGGAGGTTTCTCGTTATTCGCTGGCGCGGGTCGATGTGGAGCGGATGCGCCTGTCGGCGGAAGAGCAGGTCAACTGGCAGCCATGGGTTCTCGGCCCGATGATGCTGCGACCGGGCCTGCAATATATCGGCGGCATCAACGATGATCTGACCTGCCGTCTGCTGCCGTTCATCTTTTCCAACAGTGACGTTGCGTTGCTTGAGTTGACGGACTCGGTTCTCCGGGTCTGGACTGTGACCGATACCGCTGAAACGCTCGTGACCCGGCCCTCTGTTTCTACCGTGGTCACCAACGGAAACTTCTCCAGTTCCACCGGCTGGACGCTGACCGCAACCGGCTCCGGGTCGATTGCGAGCATCACTGGAGGCTCGCTGGTTCTGCAAATGCCGGTAGCCGGCGGCGTGGCGCGGGCTCAAAGAACGGTTACCGTGTCGGCTCCGGATCAGAATGTTCGGCACGCCTTTCGTATCGAGGTCACTTCAGGGCCGGTTTTGTTCAAGGCTGGGACGACCGCGGGAGGCGGGGAATACATCGCGCAAAGCACGCTGGAAACCGGGACGCATTCGCTATCGTTTGTCCCGACCGGCGCCACTGTTCACATTCAGCTCGAAACCATCACGGCGCAGGTCAAGACGGTTGACTCGATCTCGATTGAATCTGCCGGCGCAATGGAATTGGCCACGAGCTGGGACGCGGCCGACCTGCCATACCTTCGCTTTACGCAATCCGGCGATATCGTCTACGTTGCGTGTCAGGGGCAAAGACAGCGCCAGATCGAGCGGCGCGGCGCCTACTCATGGTCCGTGGTGCTGTACAAGGCCAATAACGGCCCGTTCCAGGCGCCCAACGCAACCGATATCACGATCGCGTCTTCGGCCCTGAACGGCAACGCGACCCTTACCGCAAGCCGGCCGCTATTCTCGGCGGATCACGTCGGCTGCCTGTTCAAGATAGTTTCCAGCGGGCAGATCACGAACGATGCGATTGCCGGAGACCCATTGTACGGGTCAGCCATCCGGGTAACCGGCGTCGGCGATGCCCGGATTTTCAATTACGCGATTTCCGGAACGTGGACGGGAACGCTCACCATGCAGCGGTCGCTGGTTTCGGAATCGGCAGGCTTTGTCGATATTGCAACTTTCTCAGGGAATGCTTCCGATATCAGTAATGACCACCTGGATAATTCCATCGTCTGGTATCGTATCGGTTTCAATTCCGGCGGGCATTCGAGCGGGACCGCAAATATCTCGCTGACCTATACGGGCGGCGGCGGTACCGGAATCAGCCGGGTCTATAGCTATACGTCGCCAACGGCGGTAGATGTCGAGATCCTGACTGCCTTCACAGGCATTGCCGCGACCGTAAACTGGAGCGAGGGCGATTGGTCGGATGTCGTTGGCTGGCCATCCTCTCTAGCTTTCCACGATGGCCGAATGTGGTTCGGAGGTCGCGACAAGATATGGGGCTCGGTTTCCGACAACTATACCAGCTTCGACGATAGCGTGGAGGGCGATTCCGGGCCGATCAATCGCTCGGTCGGGTTCGGCCCTGTCGATACCATCAACTGGCTGCTCCCTCTTGGAAGGCTGATTGTCGGCCGGCAGGGCGCGGAGACTTCGGTTCGCTCGGGCAGCTTTGACGAGCCGCTGACACCGACGAACTTCACGCTCAAAGACTGCTCGACACAGGGCTCTGCCGCGGTTGGCGCGGTCAAGATCGATACCCGTGGTGTGTTCGTGCAGCAGTCCAATAGACGCGTGTTCGAGCTCGCCTTCTCGTCCGAAGGGCAGGATTATAACGCCCACGACCTGACGCGGCTCAATCCCGATATCGGGGAAGAGGGATTTGTCGATCTTGCCGTGCAGCGCCAGCCCGACACGCAATTGCATTTCGTCCGCGGTGACGGGCAGGTGGCGGCGCTTGTCCACGACGCGGAAGATCAGGTTGAAGCCTGGTGGCGGATCAGCACGCCGGGCGCCGATGGTGTGGTCGAGTCTGTTGCGGTCTTGCCGGGCCAACTTGAAAACCGGGTTTATTACTCGGTCAAGCGCACGATCGGCGGTTCAACAAAGCGGTTTCTGGAAAAGCTGACGCGGCGTGATCAGTCTTACGGGTTGCCGGAAGCAAGGCTGGCCGACTGCCATGTCTATTATTCCGG